CGTATAATAAAGAACACTTGTTGTGTAAATAGTCGTTTGCTAGTAGTCCGATATCGGACTATGACGACACGTACAGAATATTGTACAGATTGTGTGTTATATCGAACAACCATAGTTGCATGGTATCCAGTATCCTATACTATGTGGAAATAGTTGGAAATTATCTACACTCTAACACCTGATCTGTCTACAAATTATTTACAATCATTTACAAAATCTATTTGATAAAATTATAGTATTTCAAATAGATTTATCCAGTATTTACGATAGTTTTTATATATTTATAACTATACTATGTAGGTGGGTATATTTACATATTTCACAATATAGTTTTTATACTTTTTGCCTTGACGTCTTCAACACGCCAAATATCTCCCTCTCATTTTTGATCCATTATTTTCCAATTTCTCAATCACTTTCTTCCAATTTCTTCCTTTTCCCTTGAATTCATCAAAATCCCCACTATTCTTACACTTTCACTACTTTTCTTCTATCTCATTAAAAAAACATTACGTCGTAAGTGACGTCGTTCAACTTCCCTATTTAAGCCACTTTTGGCAATTACACTTTACCCAAAATGACCAGATTTTTTACTTTTTCACACCTAACACACCACTTAACCCCTCATAAATACTGACTTCAGACGACGTCACTCGAATTTTATTACCATTTCGACCAAAACCAGACCTTTTGCACACCACTTTTTTGCAAGTTTTCATTTTCAAACCACAGCCACAAATTTCTCTTCTCTCCTTTATTTTTACACCACATCTTAAAAAACCAAAAATTCATTTTTGTACCCATGCCTGACGACCTCACTTTTTTGATTGCTAAAACAGGGTTACACCAAAAACGTAGGCACTTTGCACAAAATCCCTTATAAACACTAAAGAAAACGACGATTACAACAAATTACCTCTTCTCTCTTATCACCAACCAAACAAGCAATTTATTGCGCAGTTTAGGAGAGGCAGGATAAGCGTTAGCGTTCCTTCTCGACATTGCTACCGCAGGTAAACACTTTACAATCAAAATATGCCTCTTCCATTTCTCAGCAAATCATGTTATACTTCCATTAAGGGATTAGGCAACCCTTGGCATCTACGCCAAAACGGACACAAAAAGATGATATTAGTTGGATTCAAGTTGAAACCCCCAGATAATGTATCTGCAAATGCATTATCTGAATTTATGCTCAGGGAAATTTCTCTGGGCATATTTTTTTACAATTAACAATCTCTCATTGCAATAAAATATCTTATATGATATAATCGTGTATATGGCATTGAACAAGATATTCAATGTATTCCATGTATCAATAAAAATAATCCCTCGTAAGGCAAAACATTTTATAGGATGGAACCCCTTGAACTATCAACCAGATTTGTAACAGATAGCGAACACAAGAAATCTCTATCAATCAGATACTTAACCTTGCAAGCAGGGATTATTTTTATGCAAAAAATTATCTTTCGTACAACCCTATAAAAAATCGCACTCTACGAATCATAAATCCATTTTACATATCTACTCTAACAACTCTCCATGATATACCACAAAATCCATATTTGACGAATATACTCTTCTAAACATTAAGAATCACATATAAGTAGCAGCCATTGTCATGGTAAATAATCAGTACACACCATCATGTAGCAGATTCCCAAAATCAGACATCTGCCACAACCCATCTTAGATCCACGGCAAAATATCTCTTCAGTATACCCTTAAAAAAATGTACTCCGAAAGAGCAAATTTCAATTCTACTATAGCACCCTAACAAGTTATCGCCAGAACATATAAAATGGAAATTAGTACCCGATTTCTCATTTAAACATTGCAAAAATACCCTAAGTAATTTCACACATGACCCATATCGCACACTCATACCACATAGGGGGTACACTTTACATTGAAAAGATCATTATCTGTACCAGTATATGTTGTACGTGAAAAAGTACAAGGATATTTCCTATGAAAAAATACACCTGAGAGATCATAAATCCATTTAACACCTCTTCCCTACCAACAATACCAATTTGCCCATAGAATGGAAATTTACCATGAAAAACTCTTCTAAATATACAGAATCTAATATAAAGGAACATGCCGCAGTAGACAAAAATCATCTTCACATATCTTACCTTTAAGTGCTATTGACAAGCAGTTAAAGATATGCTAAAATATCAATATGCTTAAAAAGGAAACAAAGAAAGAAAGGATATATACTGTGAAGAATACAAATTATTTTGCAAGTAATCGCAATGAAGAGACAAAATTTTCTTTTACTTTGCCATCAGGCATTACATCAAATATGATATGCCAGATAATCAATGATGGCAATCTGTGTAAAGATTCTCTCAGAGAATATATGCTGGCAGATACCAGAAAAGAAATTGTAATGAATATTCATGATTACTGGAAATATCATTCTGAGATATTATATCCAAGATCTTCAAGATCATATATGTGGTTGTACTACAATGAGATAAACAGAAAAAGATTACAGGTATTGCAAGAAGAAAATATAAAACAATTATCATATATGATCTACATGATGACAAACAAAGAAAGGAGAAATTAAAAGATGATCAATACAATTGTCAAGACAGATAACACAGATAAAAAGAAAAGACAGATGAAAGATCAAAAGAGAAAAGAGATGAGCGTCAGCGAACACGGAATTTTGTCGTTGAGTAAGCGTCAGCGACCGAAACAAAAAATAGGTAGGGAATATTTATATTCCCGTGTTTTGTATAGGTAATATGTCCTATATAGATAACACGTCTCTTATAGTTAATATTGTCGGTTGAGCGATTAAAAATTATTTGTCTAGCTATTTAGACGTGTCTATCAAATCAACACCTGTTGTACTTATGCTGAGATTTTGTCTACACACAAGTTAATAACCAAGATAGCAAAGGAGAATTATTTATGAAACAAATTAAACCCGAAGGAAAACGACAGAACTTTCATGTTATTCCACATTTTCTAATCTACAATCCAGAGTTTGGAGAAAAAAGAATATTATTTCAAATGGCGTTAGCAAACAATATGATGTTAAAATGGAATCCAGAAAAACCACCGATTCTTTATAATACAAATTTACTCGTGCGCCAAATGAGCTTTTCACAGAATTACAACTCATCAGGCATCAATGAACAAGTTAAAAAATTTATGAAATTAATTGAAGACAAAGGCTATGTTAAAAAAGTTGCATCACCAATCAAGCAGCTTACATTATATAATGTTCCGAATGAAAACACTGAAGAAAATTTATTTCTACAAAAGAAACATTACGGTATAATTTATAACTTCGAGTTCTTATACTTGCTCCGATTACATAAGACGAATTCAATGCCATATAATACCAGAATATGGAATGTATTACTCGTGTTAGCATATCTAAGATACAATATTATCATGCGAGTTTCAGAAGATTTTAATTCGAAAAAAAATAGAAAGAAAAGACCAGAAACATATGTGAAAACATATGATGATATCGGAAAGGAACTTGGATTACATCGAACTACTATTGAAAAATGTGTTAAGGTTCTTGATGAGGCAGGGATTATCTATCATGAGCAATTATTCAAAACTCTTCCTGGCACTGATAGAGTTGTATATAGTCGAATTGCTTTTACAAATAAATATAAATATGACGGAACTCAAGAATATCGCTTGGATTCCAATTACGATTATAAAAAAGAAATCGAAGAAATTAAATTACAGTTAAAACCTTACGGAGAATTCGGGAAAGCAACTAATGCTTCTTCTGATTTAGAAAACCTTGATTAATCGCTTTGTTGGCAGCATTGTGAGTAATCAAGTAAACACAAATTAAAAATTAACTAAACAATAATATACATAACGAAAGGATCTAACAAATTTTCATGACAAAACAATTAAATACAGAACTCAAAGACTTATTGGCTACTTCTGATCGTATCTCATTTGAGAACATTACACAAGAACAGTTCGCAGTCAAACTTGCAGCACAGAGACTACGCACTACTCCTTCTTCAAAGAAAAGATTAAAAAGAAATGATGGTATTCGAGCAAGAGATAGTACAACAGATTCTGTAGTCTATAAGCCAACGCATGACCAGTATTATCGTATTTTCATCAACGATATTTTAAGCAATATTCGATCAGGTGGCACTGATTATTGTTTTAAATGGTATCAAGTAAAAGAATTGCTGCGGTTTCACAAGCACACGTTGATATGCAAAATGGTCAAAGAAAGCACGAGTGCCCGTGGCATTTATTTCAAGGTATCTCTTCCCAACGATTGGCGAAAGATTGAGAAGAATATTATACCAGAACAGTAAGCATGAATTACTGAAATACATAATAAACACAAATTAATAATTAAACTAAACAAATACATAAATAAGGAGACTTTTCAATGAAATCCAGAAAATTTAATAAAGAAAAATACACAGAACAGAAGACAATGAAGAAAAAGAATCGTCCACAGCGCAGTTATAAAAGCCTTGGGACAACCATTGAGATTCCGATCAATCACAGAAAGCATAAAATTTTAGCTACTGCCCGACATAATGATGAAAACGGCAAAGAGGATGAAACATTTACAGTGACACTTTCAATTGCCAAAGAGACAGGAGATTTCCCAATCTGGCATCAGTTTGAAGATGATTTACAAATCACGGCAAAGAGATATTCTCTTAGAACTGCTCTGATGGCTAAGGTAGTTGAGCTTGAAACAGCTGGCGATCTTGATATACATATTGAATCTGCTGATACTATCTACAAGCTTCTTGAATGTGCAGGCGATTACCTAAGCGGTAAATCAAATACAGTGGAGGTGCAGTAGAATGATAGTTTTATCTAGGATTTTAATTGGCGGTGCCGTACTGTTTTGCGCAGGAATGTGTCGTTCTGCTACTACCAGAGAAATGATTACGGAAGATATTTATTGCCAGATCAAAGCAGAAAGTTTACATAAAAACGCTTTCAGGAAACCAAGAACTGAAATGGAACGGATGACAGACATGATTTTTGAAGAAAGCGAGGATGATGAATAGAATGGCATTAGATAAACAGATTCATGTACATTCTGTGGATACAGGGCATTTTTACACAGAAAAAGAAAAGGCTTTACATAAACAAAACATGTACATTCGGCAGGAACGTGCAGCAATACATAATAAATTAAAAGATTTAGAAAAACAAGCAAAAAAGCAAGGGTTTTCTGATCAGCAGATTAAAAATATCGAAGCAATTCATATGCGTAGACAAGATATTATTGACACCATATATGATAAAAACTTTAAAGAGCTAAGACAGTCTGATGATATACTTGATCAGATCCAATATTGGTCAACGCTTAAAAGTTATAAAACTTTCCCTGCGAAAGATGTCAAAGAAAAACTACTGCTAAGGCTCAAGCGGGCGGTTGATACAAATATAAATCTTGCAAAGCATGAGCATGAAGATCGAGTAAAAATTCGATGTTTTTATGAAAAAGATTTGAATGATACAAATACTGTATCTCTGTTTGAGTCATTCTTAAGCAGGACAATTCAAGCAGAAACCGATATGTTATGCGAAGATTTGGTTATTGTTCAAGTATATTATTTCGATATTTTTAAAGATCTTTGTTTTCATGGTATGAATTACTGTGATAAAGATGGAGTAATTACAAAATATAGATACTTTACCTCTTCTGCTGGGCAGATTCGTACAAAGAAAGCCGTATTTATCAAAGAAGAAACATGGCAAAAATACGAGCAAACATTGATGTGCGGACTCACGATCGACAAAATTAATGATGAAAAACATCAAGGAAACAACGTCAATAAACATTTGGCTTATCTTGCATTGACCAATTCAGCAACTGACTTATGGGAAGATTTTGACATTGACAAATCAATCGTTGTGGACGATATGGAAACTATGGTTTCAGGACTTTTTGATTCTATTGACGATAAAACATATAAAATTGAAAGAGTTTCTTCTTCTGTTCCAATTCCTCACATGGATGGATGCGGAATTGCAGATCCAAGTGTATTAAATGCAAATGCGATGGTGCGTATCCCTTGGATTAAAGGACTTCTTGGAAAATTTGCATTCATTGAATTGATCAAAGAAAAATGTTGGTCGCCAATTATTACAGATATTTACGGCAAAGAGCATAATGTTATTGAAGAAGATATTAAAATCATTTTCACAAAGAGCCAGTTTAAAATGTGGAAATATTATGATTCATGGGAAGAATATAAACAGTATTATCATAAATTTGGATGTACCGCAGGTTTGTGTAATGTTGAGGAAGAATACATAAAAAATGCTTCTATCAATTATCAGATGTTACAGACACTTACCGATATTACTGATGCAGAAATTGAGACATTAAGTAAAAGATCAGTCAAAAAAATCTCTACACTTTGTGATTCCGTACAGCACATGCAGAGAACATTGGGTATTAATCCATATAACACTCACATGACACCTTTTCAGGAAGCTGTTAAAATCTATCCAAATTTGTTGAATGATACATATGCAAAAGACACTATCAGAGAAATTAAGAATAGTATGTTGAAGAAATATCGCAGTGGAAAACTAGATGTTTACGGGAAATATACTTTCTTGATTCCAGATTTATATGCAGTTTGTGAATACTACTTTGGACATATTGAAAATCCTAAAGGATTGCTTGATGATCATGAAGTATACTGTAAGATGTTCCCTAAAAATGATAAGCTTGATTGTTTGCGAAGTCCTCATTTATATAAGGAACATGCAGTAAGATTTAACATTGCTTACGACGCATATGGAGAAAGAAAAGCCGAAATTTCAAAATGGTTTACGACAAATGCGTTGTATACAAGTGTGCATGATTTAATCTCACGAATTTTACAATTTGACAATGATGGAGATAAGGCATTGGTGGTCGCAGATAAAAATTTCGTTGATATTGCAGAAAGAAATATGAATAATGTTGTACCTTTGTACTATGAAATGAAAAAAGCAAAATCTGTTTTGATTACTCCAGAAAATATCTATAATGGATTGATTCATGCTTTTACTGGAAGCAATATCGGACCTTATAGCAATAATATTTCAAAGATTTGGAACAGCGATATTTTTGTTAATGGATCTGAGGAAGATAAGCAGGGAGCCATCGACACTGTAAAGCTTTTGTGTATGGAAAATAATTTTGTTATTGATTATGCAAAAACTTTATATAAGCCTGTTCGTCCTGAAAAGGTTGCAAAACAAATTGCAAAATTCACACAGAAGAAACTGCCACACTTTTTTGTATATGCAAAAGATAAAATGGAATCTCAGGTAGAAGAACGAAACCAAAGTTTTGTTAATAAGTTGTATGACATTGTACCGAATGTGCAGATTAATACACGGAAGCTTAAGATTGATGAAATTGAATACGATAAAATGATGTTCGATGTTAATACAAAAGTTGATAAAAATGTCATAGAAATTTATAATCGACTGAATAAACAGTACAGATATAAATTCAATATTGTTGACGAACGTGTAGCGAATGATTCATTTGTAAAGCAGACAGTTTTAAAAGAATTTGAAAAGACTGGATATTCTGAAATTGAAATTACGGACATGCTTGTCAAGCACCTATATTCTAAGAACAAACGATACAAACAGTTGTTATGGTTTGTGTATGGAGAGTACATTGTCGAAAATTTGAAGCACCATGTTGTAATCAAACCAACGAAAAAAGTACAATGTGTTGATTGTGGAGAACTGTTTGAGGTGTATGTTCGTAATGCCAAAAAGGTACGATGTGATTCTTGTCAGAAAATTTTTAAAAGGAATTATCAGAGGGAGTTAATGCAGAAAAGAAAGCAAAATGGCATAATTTAGCTTTTGATATTGGTCTAAAAAGTTCCGAAAAAAACGGTACAAAAAAAATGAGAAAATCGAAATGTACCGTTTTTTTCGGAACACGAAATGTGTGTATATGGAGAAGCATTATAATATGCTTACGAAAAGGAGTTTGGAATGACAATAAACAAATTAGATTTATATAAAGAAATCGCAAAAAATAAAAATATTCGCATAGATATTGTCAAAAAAGTATTTGGTGAAGCAGAAAATATTGTTTTTAAAAATTTATCAGATACACAAAACCAGCCTTGCAAAATCACCATTATGAATGGATTGAATATAGAATCTTCAATCAGAGATAAATGTCAGCGCACTATGCCGAATGGTGAAATTGTTAGTGAAGGTAAGATTATTAAAATTACACCTCATATCTCAAAAAGATATAAAGATAAGATTAATCAGAACAGATAAACTCTCAAAATACCAATTTGTACTTTGTACAAATGCTCACGCTGTTTGCAGCTAAAGAAATTTCACACCGTGAGTTCTGAGGTCTATGTCATCAAAAACAAAAAATCAGAGATGGTATCCGAGACTTGCAACTGTTCTATTAATAAATAGACCTCCAGAGGAAACTTGTAAAAGCAACCAAAGGAGAAATCATGAAAAAGAAAATTTCAATTATCACATTAGTTATGGCAATGTTGCTGGCAGTCGGTGGATTCACTACTTCTACTTCTACTGCTGTTTCTGCGAAAAATAAAAAAGTCAAATGTTTGGGGACATATAAGATTACTGCATACTGCGGTTGTCGGTCATGTTCTGGCAGTTGGGGAAATCGAACTGCTTCAGGTCGCAGAGCAAAACAAGGCAGAACTATTTCTGTTGATAGGAGAAAAATTAAATTAGGTACTAAGGTTAGAATCAATGGTAAAACCTATGTCGCTGAAGATGTAGGTGGAAGCGTGAAAGGAAAACATATTGACATGTACTTCTCTTCTCACTCACAGGTCAAGAGATTCGGCAAAAAGTACCGTAAAGTATATGTGGTAAAGTAACAAAAAGCTAATTTTATCACACGTAAGAAATATCGCCTATAGGGCATCAATGAAGATATTTTGGTGAGCATGGGACGCCATGCAAAACATAGAGGCATAAATCATAGGGAGCGTACGCCCCAGCGGATATTATTGTTCGTATATCATGTCAATTGCCATAGGATATTTGGCGACAAGCCATTAAACCTAATATGTTGGACGCCTTTTAGTGACATGATATTAATTTTGAAATTATAAGGATGCCTTGTTTTAGGGTTACTTTATGTGGTAATGAAATGTTACCACAATCAATATGATAAAACATTGCACCTTGCGTGCCCAACAAGAAATGAAGTGATCCGACTAAGATCGGTGGATTTATGCTATTAGCTGATAAAAGAAAACACAAATCGTTGAAAGAGTGATGCCGAAGTACAAGGTGAAACTCGTGTAGAAACTTGCGATACTCTAATCCAAGGTGTTTTGATCGCACAAAGAATGTGTGTCTTTTTATAGAGTGGTCTACAAAAATTATGTGCATGTGGCAGAGCTGGTTTAATGCACCTGATTGCTAATCAGGCTTACGTGGGAATGCACGTAACAGAGGGTCGTAGCCTCTCATGCACGTTTCAGCTGCGATAAGCCTAATTTTGGTAAGGCAGTAGTCTTGAAAACTACTAGTAGCCGTAGTGATACGGTGTCTCAGTTCGAGTCTGAGTCGCAGCGTTAGTTTGTCCTGTGATGTCTTTCGAGCTTATATCCCTGTTTATCCCGCTAAGGAGGCGGATCTGACTGTAAATCAGATGGCTTCGGTCACGAGTGGGTTCGATTCCCTCAACAGGGACGATTAGATCTGAGACGCATACGATGCGCAGATTAACAAATATGCGAATGCCCTGATGGCTAGTGGATATTGGAATGTATACCTCTTCTGATATTCTGATGGAGTTCATCACTTCAGTTCGCCCTAGAAAAGCAATACTTACACACTGTTGCTTTTTAGAAATATGTATTGTCTCGCCAGTGTGTATGTATGAGAGGCAAATACATATTCGTTATTGACATGTAGCTCAATTGGACAGAGCACAACGCTACGGACGTTGGTGTTGCAGGTTCGATTCCTGTCGTGTCAGTTTTCCTATATACCTCAGTTGGCAGAGGGTCATCACGGCAAGGATAACATTAGATGAAAGTCGCTGGTTCGAATCCAGCTATAGGAATTGTATTTTATACAAAAAATGCATCCAAAGGGATATGGTGTAGCGGTATCACAAGACACTTTGACTGTCTCGAGCCTAGTTCAAGTCTAGGTATCCCTGTCGCAGAATGGAGAAGTTTGGTTATCTCGTCAGGTTCATGCCATGAAGATCGGTGGTTCAAATCCACCTTCTGCTATTAAAAATCATCATAATAATTTATTTAGGCTGGGACATTCGTGTCCCTACCATTTCTTGCGCAGTGGCGTAATGGTAAATAAACGAATAGATGAATTATTTAAAATTAAAAGTAAAACTAAACCTAATTATTTAGAGCAATGTATGGCTGAATTTTATTTTAACAATTAATTATAAGAGGATAGCTAAACAGTTACTATTGTGTTTTGAAGGAGATTGTGTATGGAAGAAATTTGGAAAACATTAAAATATCACGATCAAGTATATAATAGATATGAAGTATCTACTTTCGGAAATATTAGACATAAGATAAATAAAACCAACAGAAAATTTTATCTTGATAAAAAGGGATATTGTAGAACTAGCATATTTAATGGATATGTCAATAATAAACGAAAAATAAAAAATATTATAGTTCATATAGCTGTTGCTTCGACCTTTATCGATAACCCAGAAAAGAAAAGCACAGTTAACCATATAGACGGGGATAAGGCAAATAACCATGTTGAAAATTTAGAATGGGCTACAGTATATGAACAAATACAACATGCGTCATTTGTTTTAGGTTATAGTAAATTATATTCCGATACAATGAGGAAAACATTTTCAAAGAAAACTGCTCAATACAATAAAAATAATGAATTAGTAAAAATATGGAATAGTACCAGAGAAATTGAACGATCATTAGGATTCAGGCACGAAAATGTAGCTGCTTGTGCAAGAGGAAATAGAAAAACTGCATATGGATATAAATGGCAGTATGTACAAGAAGCGTAATGTCGCTATTGATCGTAGGTTCAAATCCTACCTGTGCAATCAAAGAGCTGTTTAGTGGTCAGTTCTTTTTTCAACAAAGATTTTTCATTGTTAGCATTCGGCAGATGGGTTAATCATATTCATCTGCCACTCCTTTCTGTGTTCGGTAGCTTCAAGTCTGGTAAAAGCACGTACTTTTAATACGAGAGAGCTGGTTCAAATCCAGTCCGAACACTTCTGCTTCTATAGCTTAACGGAAAAGCAAAGTCCTTCTAAGACTTAGAGTGTAGGTTCGAATCCTACTAGAAGCTGTCTAAATCCAGTATATATGTACGACGACTGCTATATGCAGCGTCAAGCATCACTGGAAATATTTTAAGAATGGAGGGATCTTCTATAATTAAGATCACCAAAAATGAAGCTTTCTATCTTCGCTCAAAAGGATTTAAGGACAAATCTGATATTCATCAGACATATTCTGGACATCCTACTTACTATGCAAGTGAGAAAAGAAGCGTAATGAAGGTTTTAAAGAAGTATAGAGAAAGATAGGTGTTCTCTATGAAGAAAAAACAAAATAATATCAGAGTATCATTTGTAGATGAACCTGCTGCTATGGATGTTACTGGTTCTATGGTTTATGTAAAAACAGATACTCACAACATTTTGATTGATGCTGGCTTACATCAGTCCAATAGCAAATACGATGATTTTCTTGTAAATAAGAGAAGATTCAAAGAATTTAAGCCAAAAGATATTGATTATATCTTTATTTCTCATCTCCATGCGGATCACGTATTTTTAAGCCCAAGATTATATAAAGATGGATGTTTTGCAAAAATGATTGTTGCACAAGACAATTATCGAATTATGCATCGAATGGCTGAAGATTCTGCTTATATCATTGAAAGAGATATAGAATTAATTAACAATCAACATGGGAAGAATTATGACCCATTGTATACTATTGAAGATGTAGAACGTACAATGAATTATGTTTCTGAATATCCTGTGATGGAAAAGATTGTTATTGATGATACTTTATCATTTATGCTTATTCCAAATGGACATTTGCTTGGTAGTGTGCAAATTTTATTGTATCTCAAACAGAACAATGTTGAAAAGACTTTGTTATTTACAGGAGATATTGGAAATTCTAAAGTACATAATTATTACGTCAATAAGTTTACTCCTGTTAATCATGCAGATTTAGTCATTGGAGAATCAACTTATGGAGATTGCCCAGATTTAAAAACTGGACAAAAAGAAAGAAATAATGATATCGAAAAATTATTTTCTATTATCACACAACAGGTATGCGAAATGCATGGACAGGTAATTATACCAACTTTCGCAAATCACAGACTTCAATTTCTCACAACAATGATTTATCAGGTCATGAAAGATTATGATTTTCCTTATAAAGTATACATTGATACACCGTTAGGGATTGATATTTTCAATGAATATCGAAAAATCTTATCTGGTGACGAATTAGAATTGTTTGATAAGGTCTTAAATTGGGATAACTTAGTGTTTGTACGTGACCCAGAATCTAGTAAAGCATTGGTACATAGTGATGAGCCATGTGTAATATTATCTACATCTGGGATGTGTAATAATGGTAGAATTAGACATCATTTGAAAAAGGCAGTTCCAAATCCTAACGCTACTGTTCTATTTGTAGGATTCAGTACGCCAGGAAGTTTAGCTGCATTACTTAAAGACAAAAATGTTAAATCTATCTCTATAGATAATAAGCAATATAATTGCAGATGTGCAAGTTTCTCACTCAAATCTCTTAGTGGACATGCTCCATTCTGTCAACTTCTTGATTATTACTCTTCTATTAACACAAATCGAATTGTATTACATCATGGATCAGAAAAAGCAAAGTTAACATTAAAAGAGAAATTAACTTCTGAACTTGAAAAGAAATGCAAAAGTACACGAGTTATTATTGCAAATTCAAGTTTGAAAATTTCATTATAGAGATAAAATGCTTCGTCTTGGAATCGTAGACGAAATCATTTAATTTTTATTTATAAAAATGTTTAAATTTCCACTAATTACACTATATCACATTTTACATCAAGTGTATATAGGTTTTTAAAAAAATAATTGTAAACCATAAAAATAATTTAACAGAGAAAAGGAGAATGGATATGGCAAAAGCTTTATCTTATAAAAAATCTACTACTGTCACAGTTAAGGCGGCAGGTTATGTAGACATTGAAAAAGGAGTTATTGAAACAGAAGAAGGAAATGTATCTTTCAAAGATTTATTAAAAGACTTTGATGGAAAATATGGTGAATTCCAGATGAAAGAAAAGACTGATGAAGATCTGGAATTAAACGTACCTTCTGACGAAGAATAGATTGGAGTGAAGATTTATCAGTATCAATTTTGAACAAGAATTAGAAAAAATCGGATTAACTCCAGAAACATATGAGGCTGTCTGTGCAGATATTGATTCAAAACTTGACGGTGTAGTTGATATCGACTGGCAGGAAATTAAAGAAAAACATCATGTACAATGTGCAAGCGATACAATTCGAAAGTCCTCTTCTACTCCATTTGGTGGTAGATTTAGAGATGCTTATTTTCGCAGCAAGCAGAAATCTGGTAATGATGAAAAGTCTGAAGATCAGTTATTATATGAGAAAATTCGTAAGGAACGACAGAAATTACAGACAGTTAATTTAGAGAGAAATCGTATTTCTCGCCAAGAAAGTCGTTTTGAGCTGTTCAATGAATATGTGGCTGAAGCAATTCAGATGCTACCAAACCCAGACTTCAAACCTCTGAGAGTTGAAGATAAATCTAAAGGATATGTGCTTTCTATTGCAGATATTCATTATAATGCAGTATTTAAGAGTGTTAACAATGAATACTCTCCAGAAATTTGTATTGAAAGATTTCAGAACCTATTATCTCAGACCGTTGCACTGGTACATAGGATTGGTATTTCTAAGCTTAAAGTTGTCACATTGGGTGATGATATTCAAGGCATCTTACGTCTTACTGACGTTAAACTCAACGATTCTGCCGTTGTCAAGGCAGTTGTTGATATCTCAAAAATCATTTCACATTTCTTAAATGAATTATCCAAATATGTTGAAATTGAATATTATTGCGTAGGTCGAAGCAATCATAGCCAAACACGACCTATAGGAACAAGAGCTTCTGAGTTATGTGCAGAAGACTTTGAGTATATTATTGGCAATTACATCAATGAATGTTTGGCGAACAATGATCGTGTTGAAGTACATCTCGATCTGGAATCTGATTGTATTCACATTCCTATCGCTGGCTTTAATATGGTTGCAATGCATGGACATACCTTAAGAGGAATTGATAGTGCCATTCAAAATATGGAGTCTATTTATAACGAAGATATTGACTTCTTATTGGTTGGTCATTACCACGGAATGCTTGAGAAATCTCTCAGCGAAGGTATTACATGCGACAAAGAAATTTTAGTGTGCCCAAGCTTTGTAGGCAGCGATCCTTATGCAGACAGCATTTTTAAAGGGTCAAAGAGCGCTTGCAAACTATTTGAATTCACAGAACATGATGGACATACAGCATCGTTTAAGATGCAATTAAATTAACATTTCGGCAGTCTTTTTTTAGGATCAATCTCTCAAAACAGGTCGGACAGACTGCCCCATTATGAGCAGAGGATATTACTTCTTCTGCTCCGTTTCTATAAATGATTTACGGGTACTAAAAAGTGGGTAGCCGTAGAAATATAAGAAATTATTAACAATTTACGATTTCTCAGCTTAGAGAAATCATACTAAAAACTATAAAATTACAAAGAATAAAGGAGAAATCATAATGTTAAAAGGAACAGAATTAGTAGAAATTATTGCAGAAGCTAATGGAATTACTAAGAAAGAAGCAAAAATCGAATTAGACCGTGTTGTTGAAGGAATTGCTACAGCAATCGAAAAAGGTGGAGTTCGTGTTTCTGGATTAGGAACATTTGAAGTTATTGAGCGTGCAGCAAGAACATGCAGAAACCCACAGACAGGTGAAATGATGGAAGTGCCTGCTAAGAAAGCTCCAAAATTTAAAGCGGCTAAATCTTTAAAAGATTCTGTAGCAGCACAGTAAGGAAGTGAGTTCTTGTATAAAGAAAAATATAACAAATATGAAGATCTACAAATCACTGATTTCGAAGACGAAATCGATCTTTTATTTACAGTCGACGATCAGTTGGAAGACGGTGATATGTGCGTAGATATTGTGGCGGATGATATGACTATCCGCCATTTATTATCACTGGCAATGACGGAGTTAGATTTTGCTCCAAGAAAAATTAGCATGGAAAAAGATCATGCATTATATTGCTTAGAAATGTTTGATGATAGAAGTCTAAGAGTATTTTTATATGATCAGTTTCATAATGACTCTTTACAAGGAACTTCTATTTATCTATATCAGAATGATATTACACAGAATGTTGTTGAATTTATGTTAAATTTCTATGATGATTCAAATATTATTCTGTATGGATATAATGATGAAGATGATGATTTTACTACTGGTGATGTCAGTGATTTAGATTCAAAACAAATTAAAACAGATTCAGTTATTGATACGCTTGTCAGGTTAGGTGTATTGATAGAATTGCTGGACTTATAAAATGACGAGGGTAGCCACAGTGCTACTCTCTATTACTTAACAAGGTGGTGAGAACAATAGGTAAATGTGAAAAGAAAAAATGTTTAGCTTGCGATAAAGATATTTCTGTACGACAGTTTTATTCAAGTAATTCACCGTTACACGCAGACCACCTAGTACCTTGGTGTAAAAAATGTATATTCAAAAACGTATTAGATTCTGATGGCAGATTAGATAAAAACAAATGCAAATCTGTTTTACGCCAAATCGATAAACCATTTCATATCAAATATATCAATGCTGCAAGAGACGAATTATCAAGAAAAAATCAATCTTTAAATGGGGACGTTGATGATTACGGACAAAAGATTTTTCAGTTGTATATGAAAAATATTCAAAGTTTGCCACAGTTAAGAAAAGAAACATATGCTGATAGCGATACAGAAGATCGGACATACGCTGAAAAATTAGAAGAATCTAATACAAAATCAATTCAAAAAAAGAAAGAGAAACAAACTTCTAATACTTCTCAAAAAACCTTTTCTAAAATCTATAGCCAGAAATGGCGTGGGGAATACACGCAGGAAGATATAGATTATCTTGACAATTATTATCTTGGACTTGAAAGAGATTATAAAATCGTTACAGAAAATCATAGAGATTACGCAAAGAAAATTGCAAAAGCGTCGCTTCAGATGGACAAGACTTTTGATGATATGATGAACAACGTCGCAGGGGCAGACGCTAAGTATAAGGCTGCCAGAGAGGCATTTGACACACTGTCAAAGTCTGCCAAATTCAGCGAAAGTACCAGAAGTGTAAATGATGTTGGTGCAAGTAGCTTCTCAAAAGTTTGTGCTATGGTAGAAAGTCATAACTGGATTCCTGAATATCATCCGATGGAAAAAGATACTGTCGATGAATTAATTGACTATTTGAGTACAATTACAAAATCACTGTAAGAGGTAAATATCATGGATATTTTAGATATAGACTTCGATGAAGTGAACAAACGTATGGCTCAAAGAGCCAGTGAATTGGGAGTCCAAGATATAGATCCTTCAGAAGATACTATAGATTACGAAGCATGGACAAAATTCTTTTCTTATTATCGGTATTACATCGATGATTTTGCAACAGATATTTTAGGAATTGAACTCTTTCCTTTTCAAAGAGTTATATTGAGAGCAATGGCAAGAGGGCAAATGTCAGTATTGATTGCATGTCGTGGACTCGGTAAGTCATGGATCGTAGCCGTCTTCTATATTTGCATCTCGATATTATATCCAAATGTCAAATGTGGAATTGCTTCAGGAAGTAACCAACAGGCTAGAAACGTAATTATTCAGAAAATTAAGGGTGAGTTAATCAAGAATGGAACTATCGCAAAAGAGATAGTTATGCCAATTCATACTTCTCCTGATGATTGTTATGTTGAATTTAATGGTGGCGGTGAAATTCGTGCCATTACTGTTGCACAAGATCGTGGTGGAGAATCTGCTCGTTCCTGGCGTTTTAATTATTTATTGATTGATGAAGCTCGTCTGGTTAAAGATGATATCATTGAAACAATTTTGATTCCTATGACAAAAACCAAACGTCAAAATGCTTTAAAATGGCACAAAAATGAAAAGGGTAAAGTTATTTTTATCTCTTCTGCTTATCTGAAAACAAGCGGATTATACAAGAGATTTAAATATCATTTTGAGCAAATGTGCTCTGGGAACAAGAGGTATGTTGCAATTTGTTTCCCTTATCAAGTTGGTGTACAAGCTGGTCTTTTTGATATGGAAGACATTGAGCAAGAGTTATCTAAACCTTCTATGACAAAAGACAAATTCGCTTATGAATATGAGGGAATTTTCGTTGGTTCCAGCGGAGAAAGTTATTACCCATATGAACTTACAATGCCTTGTAGAAAACTTGAATATGGCGAATCAGATCAACCTCGAAAATCTCAATCTATCTATGTCATCACCCATGACGTAGCTGTATCTAATGAAAAGAATTCGGATAACGCATGTACTCATGTTATCAAACTGAAAATGAGACCAAATGGTACTTATACAAAATCTGTCGTGTATACAAAAGTCATGAATGGTATACCTTTGAATAAACAAAGAGATTTCTTAAGAGAACTCATTCATATACATTTCCCTAACACAAAGAAGCTGGTTATAGATGATAACGGAGTTGGTGCAGGTTTACCAACAATGTTTTATGAAAGTTGGGAATATACAGATCCTAAAACAAAAAACACAGTAGAATATCCGCCATTGATAAAAGACGATGATGAAGATGGATTTCTACTTAATAACGCAGTTCCATTAATTCGTGGTGTTCATGCGTCAAATGAATTTCATAAAACATTCTATCCTTATATGAAATCATGTTTTGAAGATAGATCTCTTGAATTATTGTCGACTTCTGAAGAAGTTGACTCTCTGTATAAAAACGGAGAGATTACTGCGGAACAATACGCACAGCATGTAGAGCATGACATCTTGCAGAGTGAATTAAGCAATATTAAGATGGATTATTCTGAACATGGAAATGTTCAATATGTTCGTATTGTCAAGGGGCAAAAGAGAGATAGAGCTACTTCTCTTTGTTATGGATTATCTGTTATTTATGAATGGGAAGAAGAAAATAGATACACATTATTTAACAATAATAAAAGTCATGGTTATGACTTACTTAATGAATATACATATGTTTAAAAATTACAGGAAGGAGGTGCTATGTGGCAACAAAAAATAAAACAGATGCACAAACACAATCATATGTTACAGAATTTATTCGGGCATATAATAGTCAAAGTGCAGCTGGACAATCATTCTTCTTGTCTCCTCAATTGCTGAATAGTACATTGAAGAATGTCAATATGAAAGGCGCAATTTTTCCAAGAGAAAAGATTGAAAGAATGGTTTTAGCACCTCATCAATTCGAACAAGAATTGCGACAGCTTTCATATTCATATTACAATTCGATTTCTATATACAGACATCTTATAGACTTTACGTCTTCTATATTAGATTTTGATTGGGAACCAATTCCTTACACATTGGACGGAAAATCAATCACGGCATCTGATTATCATTCAAAAAGATTTCAAAAAGATTATAAAGTTGTAACTAATTTTTTTAATCGCTTTAATGTTAAAAGAGAATTTAATAAAGTTATGTTCAATATTTCTAATTATGATACATACTATACATCACTTCGTGAATTCGATGATCATGCATATTTACAGGAACTGCCTGCTGAATATTGTATGATTGACGCAGATTCATATCTTGGATACCTCTTTTCTTTTAACTTATCTTATTTTGTTCAAAGCGGTGTCGATATTGATGGATATGCCCCATGCTTTAAAGCTATGTTTAATAATGCTTTACAATCATCTGAAAATACTTATGGGTCAAATTTAGCGAAACATAATGGACGATGGGTATATTATCAGCAAATGCATCCTGATGATGCTTGGGTATTTAAATACAATAACAATTTTGCAGGATCAGTTCCACCAGTATTAGACATGTTTTTAGATTATTCCAAATTAAGTAAGTTCAAAGATCTTGAGGAAGCCAAAAAAGAACTTGAGGCGTATAAGGTCATCTTTGCTTCTGTCCCACGCCTACAAAATGGAAAAATGGGAAACAAAGTGGATGATTTTGCGATCAGCGCTGAAGAACTCGGTAAGTTTATTGCAACTGTAAAAGAAAGTCTTGGTTCTAATCTTGGATCAAAATCTGCCGTAGATTTTAAAGCTGCACCATTGGAGAATTTTAAAATGTTCGACTTCTCCCCTTCTGCTTCAGAGAAAAACTTATTAGAAACAGAGATGAATAACATGGTTCGTGAATCTGGTATGGCAGATGCAATTCTACAAGGCGGTAACAACGTATCGTCTATCAATTTATATAAACAGACAATCTCTGCAAAAATGGAAAAATTATATCCTCAATTTGCATCATTCTGTGAATATCATATCAATAAAAACACAGATAAATATAAATTCAAAATTAAATTTGTTGGAACAATGTTTGACCGAGAAGATCGTAGAAAGGCAGCTAATGAAGATATGGAAAGAGGAATTATCACCCCTGCTATATTCTCTTCAAGAGGTATTCAAATTACCGATGCAGCTAATACGATGAATTTTATGCATGGACTTGGATTTCCTCAAAGCTTTACGCCTATTCAAACAGCATCTACGATGTCAAGCGAAGATAAGAAATCTTCTGGTCGAACAAAATTATCAGATGATCAAATCACCGATTCTGGAGAACAGACAAGAAATATCGGTGCAAATGAAGATAAAAAGGAGGCGTAACATGTTCATTCGTAATCCTTTATCAATAAAACAGAAAACAATTAAAGTTAAAGATAATGATGTTTATGAATTTTTATCAAGACATGGTATTACACCTCTTGGAAAAGATGAAACTACCTGGTTCTATTCTGATAATGATCGTACTGCATCATTATTAAAACAATATAGAAAAGGTGGTGATATAGAAAATGAGTGATAAAAAACTTTTAAAGTTCGCAGTTGAAATGAAAGAAGACCCAGTAAAGGTAGAGAAATCTCAGTTCACAAAATTGCATTTACGCATTTATAGTGCCGACAAAATTAATGATCATAATTTCATCATGAGTATGGATGTGTTGAAAAAATATGCTGATACAATTGCTGGTAAGCCTATTTTGGCTTATTACAACAAGAACGGTGATTATGGTAAAGGTGATTTTGGGGGACATGAATACAGTCCACTAGCACAGGAAATCGCAGTTGGGTTTATTCCTTTTAATCCAGAAATTTCTTATGAGACAGAAAATGCTACCACATATTTATGTGTCGATGGATACATTTGGAATACATATTACGAGCATATTGTCGATGTGTTCTATAAAGATGGTGGTATTAAAGGTGTTTCGGTTGAGATGTATGTCTTAGATTCTAAATTACAAAAGAATAATGTTGAGGAAATATTGCAATATTCTTTTACTGGAGTAACATTAATCGGCAAAACTGATGCTTGTAATACAAAAATTAAGCCTGCTGTTGATGGGTGTCAAGCAAAAATTATACAATTCGCTGCTATTACATTAGATGATGTGATGCAGCCAGAATTTAATAAAGCAAAACAACTATTTGAAAAACAATTAGTTAAAAATGCAATTGAGGAGCCAGAATCTGATGGCTCTATTTTATTGCAAAAAAATAAATCAGAGAAGGAGGAAGAAATGGCAGAAACTTCAAAAGATCTCGAAAAAGAAATCAAAGATACAGAAGAAAAAGAAATTATTGAAAATTCTACAGAAGTTGTTGAAAGCAATATTGTTATTGAGAATTCCACAGAGGAAGTTCCTGAGACTGTTGAAAATGCAGAAAGTGATGGTCAAGCAGTTGAAGAAAATAGTAATGAAGTTGTTGAAAACTCTGACGATGTGGACAAGAACAGTGATCCAGATATTCAGGAAAATGACACAGAAGAAACTGAAAGCTCTTGTGATTACGATGAATTAAGCCAGAAATGTGCTGAATTTGCAACCGCTTTAAAAGAAAAAGAATCTGAAAATGAAGCATTGAGAATTGAAAACGCTTCTCTTCGTGAATTCAAATATAACAAAGAGATGGAAGATGTTACAAAAACAGTAAATCTTGTTCTTAACAGTGTATCTAGCACATTATCCGCAAAGCAATTAACTGAGTGGAAAGAAAAAGGATTACAGTGCAACGCTTCTACTGTTGATGGGTATGTAAATAGCTTAAAAGCATTTGCTTATGATATCCAGCAAGAAAAAGGCGTACAAGAAAAAGAATTATTAAGAAACTCAATCCCTACTCAGGCAGTTGAAACAGAGCCTGAGTCTGAAGACATTTGGGAAAGAATGAAAAACTATTAAACCTAAAAGGAGGACAAAAATGGCAACTAATATTCTTATTTTAAGATCAGCTGCATCTGGAGATAACGATGTAAAAACTGGTGTGGCTACAACTAAAGTTGAAAATGGATATGCTGTTGCACTTGGAGAAGTTTCAACAGATAGAGAAACACATAACGCATTCAAGGTAGCAGCTCCTACAGACGGAAAAGATTTAATCGGATTAGTATACAACGCTGATGTACCATCTCTGACAGACGGAATGGGAAACGTATTCAAAGGAATTACATCTGATCCTAGAACAATTAAATTTGAGGCAGGGACGCCTTTCAATATTTATATGCCTTCAATCGGAGACGAAATCGCAATGACAGAAATCTCTGGAGAAGCAACTGGCGCTAAATATGTTATTTACAAAGCTGGCGACAGCAAGCCTACATATTCAACAGATGGTACTGATGGATTATTAACATTCAAGATCACAGGAAAGAAATACGTTTCTGTTGGTACTGAAAGAGTCCCAACTGTAGAACTGATTGCAGTACCAAACGTAGCTTAATAATAAAAGGAGGGATTTAAGAAATGGCTTATAGAAAAATTGAATTTGCCACATCTGCTGGCAGAGATCTGATTCCAGCATTCAAAGAATATGTGAATCATTATAGAAAAGAAAACTTTGCGACATCTAAAATCTTTAGCAGAAATACATCACTGGCTGACAAGAGAAAGTTAGTAGATAAAGTTGCTCATGCTGAAATTGCAAAATTCGCCAATGTGGACGAGTCCTTAGTTGGATCTACACAGTTAGTAACACATCCTGTATATAACTGGGCTTTCTTCGCAGTTGTAAACAAACTGGTTGATGCAGTTATTCCTGATGTTGTAGCAGAAGATTTTGCAGCTGTTGCAAATGTAACAACTGTTGGTAGAGGAAACTCTGCAACATTCAAATTAAAATCTAACGATTTATTTGAAGTATCTGTGAACGGAAACAGCCGTAGACATGTAAATGCTCAGAAACAGTTCACAGGTGAGAAAACTTTAACTCCTGTTAACCATACAATCACAACACAGGTTGATCTGTATAGAGTTATGACTGGAGAAGACTCTTTAGCTGAATATGCTATGAAAGTAATCTTATCTATTGAAGCTGAAATTTCTGTAGACATTGCTTACACAATGCAGAAATCTTTTGATACAAGAACAGCTAACTTCAAAGCAACAGGATTCTCTGGTGCAACATTCCAGAAATTAGCTGCAAGAGTATCTGCTGCTAACGGTGGTGCTCGTGCAATCGCTTTTGGTACATCTATTGGATTAGGTGAAATCTTACCAGAAGATCAGTATTTAAAGATGGGTCTCGGTGAAACATATAATACAATCGGATATTTACCAGTATTCAAAGGTATTCCATTAATGGCAATTAATCAGACTATCGATTACACATCTGCTGATTATGATTTTGCAATTGATGACAAATACATCTATGTTGTATCTCCTGGACTCCAGAAATTGGTACAGGTTGTATTTGACGATGAAGGATTATATATTTCTGATAGCGAATTTGCTAATGGAAATTTAACACAGAATGCTTCATTACATAAAGGATGGGCTACAGGACTGATCACAAATGCAAAACATGGAGTTGTTAAATTAAGTTAATATAACAAAATGGTTGAGAGGGTCAAAACAGATCCTCTCTTTTGAATAAAGGAGCGATTAAAAATGGCAGAGACTAAATCTACCAAAACAACAGCTAAAACATCTACGACTAGAAAATCAACTTCTAATTGTACCAAAGATGATTTGGTTAAAATGAATCAAGACTTGCAGGAATCAAACGCAAAGTTACAGAAACAGATACAAGAAATGATGGAAAATATGAAAATTTTAATGGCTGAAAAAACTGAGATTGAAAAGAAAAACGAAGAAATGCAAGAATCTCTTGATTCTGTTTCTGAATCAGAATATACAGACATCAATCCATTAAAGCCAATTAAAATTGTTTCGTTAACTGATGGTACAGTTGTACTCAAAACACAGCCAAGCGGTGGCAAAGAATTTACAATCGACAAGTTTGGAAGTGCTATTACTGTTACATATCAGGACTTACAGAATATTATTATCAACGACCGATCATTTATTGAGGACGGTGCCGTTTTCATTTGTGATAAAGATGTTGTTAATAATAACTATTTAGATGAATATTACAATAACTTCTTAACATTAGATACAATCAAAAATATTTTATCATTTGATATTGATCATGTTACAGACATGGTGGCTAATACTACAGAATCTATTCAGGAATCTATTATCTCTTTACTTGTTAAGAAAATTAATAACAATGAATATGTAGACATGAATAAAGTAAGTGCTATCGGTCGTGTTTGTAAGAAACCATGTGATATTTTAAGATTAGCAATGGATATAAGAAGTGTTGATGAATCTGCGAAGTAATTCGGAGGTGTAATATGGACAAAACACCTTATACAGATATTATTGAGTTGGTTTTGGCACTGATGAAGTCATATGAATTAGATTCAATTTATGATGACGCAATACAAAACTCAGAAGATAAGGACGATTCTTCTGGTGATAAAGCAATGATTTTATTTTTCTTACCTTATTTCAAATATGCGTCTGGAGAACTGCAAATTGCAGGGTCATCAATTGACACAACAAGAGATGATGAAAAGATGTCTTTCTCTACTCTTCTAACAGATGGAGAACAGTTAATGTTTGCAAAATATATTCTGATAGGGTATTTACAGAAAGAGACATTTGATATTCTACAAATGAAGCTTCATTTACAAGACGGAGACTTCAAGACATTCGCAGAAAAAAATAATCTGGAAGCCAAACTCAATGCATTAAATACGTTGAAAGACGAAATTAGTTGGAACGTCACAAGAAGCGGATATCACGCTAATGAAAAAGTCTGGGGGTAATTATGGAATATATAAAAACCCTTTCAGTACAAAAAATTGATGAATACATAGATGTTCTAACAAGCAAAATTTATTCAGTTCTGCCATTGTACGAAGAACATTGTAGTAATATTGAGCTGAATAAAAAGATTGGAAATCTTATAGCTTTAACAAATGGATTTCTAATTATGTTAAACAAAGATAATAAAATTTCTATTGAAATTCTTTCATATCTTTATCATTTACAAACCGTTTCTACGCACAAAGAAGTTCGGTCTTGTGTTCTAACCTCTTGTGCTCTTTTGCAAAAAATGAAGGATGGTGATTGATATGCCATTGGCTTCATACAAATTATCAAGAAAATTTCAAAAGTCTAATCCAAGAGAAGAGATGAAACGTACAAAACGATTACAGGTAGAGTCGTTATATCATCTAGCAGTAGATAGGGAAGATAACGCTTTACTAAACGGTGAACCATTTGTGAAATCTCCTCGTGTGTTCGATGTAAGAACAACTGATGAGTCACATACGAAACTTACAATCGAAACTATTGAAAATGATGATCGTTTTGAAATCGGAGATTATGTTACGTTATCCGATGGAATTTATTTGTGCATACACTCTTTTATTTTTCATGATCTATATTGTCGTGGAATATTTCAGAAATGTAACATGAATATATATTGGCTCAATGAAGGTGGTAAATTATGTTCTCAGTGGTGTATTGATTTAAATACAACACAGTACAACAGTGGAGAACAATCTGGACAATATATGAGAGTTGGATCAACTCAACATATGCTCAAAATGCAGTGTAACGAAGAAACAGTCAAACTCGATTCTCCAAAAAGAATTTTCTTAGACAAAAATATGGATAACCCAACATGCTATAAAGTTAGCCAAAATGATAATACTCCATATAATTATGGATCAAAAGGATTGTGTTATATCACATTAGCACAGGCTGGTAAAAATACAGAAGCCGATAAGTGCATCACATTAGATAATGGTACAAAAGTATGGGTTGCTGATTATTTTGAACCAGATACAAAACCTGAAGAAAAACCTATTGATCCAACACCTACGGAACCAGATGTCCCAGACACTCCTGTTGTTGAGCAGACTTGTACTGCTACTATTAAATATCGTTACAAGAAAGTTTATATAGGTAAAAAATCTACATTTACTGCTTCTTTTAAAGATAACGATGGTAATACAGTAGACAAGGAACCTCAATGGAATATTGAATGTGATTTCAAAGACTCTATTAATATAGAAGAAACTGATTCAAATTTGATTATTTTGATTTCTGATTCTGGGTTAATTGGACGAACTTTTACTTTGAAATTATCTGCAAAAGATAATACTTCTTCTACCGCTTCTACTGAAGCATCTGTAGAGAGTTTGATTTAGGAGGGATGGAATGAGGAAAACTGATGAGATGATGGATAATCCTCTTGTTCTATCTGGTCTTATCAAAGACGTTGTAGGCAATATTTTTCTGACAAACGAAGATTTAACAGATTTAGTAATGCCTGTCTTAGACAATGACGATTATTCATATGAAGATAATTGGTTTGGATGTCGAATCAAAAAAAACTTGAATGGACAGTTAAAAGACGTATCGCTCGTTGGTCATTGCAAGGATACACCTTATATGGAAGAAACAATTACAGATGCAAGATCAATGATTTTAATGGAAACATATGTAAATACTAGTTCATCTATTCTTGACTACACATTGGTAATCAATGTTGTTGCCAGAAAAGATGTAATTGATTTAGATGATGATGAAAAGTCAGAATGGCGTGAAAAAGGATACGCTGGCAATCGTTTAGATATGATTTGTCAAGCAATCAATCTTGTCTTAACTGACGAATCAATAAAAGACTCATTTGGTATCGGGGCTATGAGATTAGATACTCGTACAAGCCAATTACAGTCTTTTAAGCCGAACACTAACTTTTATGGCAGGACAATGGTGTATCGGATTGATGATATAAATATGGAGTTATTGTGTAAATGAGTGATGTAAATCTTACTTATTTACAGTTACTGTCAAGTGATCCAATACCTATTGGAATTGGACATATTAATCCTCCAAAAATCAGTGATCGCATGAGAATTGGTGAAGGATTATGGATGCAATATGCGAGTTATATGTCGTTGACAGTGGACAGCTACTACTCTGCTCTCCTGCCAGATAAATACGATGCTTTTTTAGCACTACCTTATGAAGAACGTATGGAAGTTAAATTATTCGATCTGGTTTCAGAAAATGTAGACGTTTTACAGACATATGTTCAGGCGTTCTGCTTTTACTTTGTCGAGGACGTTGTCTATAAACTGAAAGAAAAAAGATTTGAAATCTTAAGAAAGTATAAAAATGAAGAGACTGGAGAAACTGAGTCTCAGATCATTGGAGTTATAGATCGAGAAATCTTCGATGATGTATTACATATCTTGATGCAAATTTCAAATATCAACAATGAACGTACAGTGTCCGAAGAATTATCAAAGCAAAAAGATCCTGTTGTTATCCAAATGCAGCGTAGACGTGATAAGGCAAAAGCTAAACGTACTCGTGGCAAAAACTTAGATAAACAAGATCCTAAATATGATATCGGAAATATTATCTCTGTTGTATGTGCGTATCACCCAAGTATTAATTTTACTAACGTAGGGCAATTAACAATTCCTCAATTATATGATAACTTTCAAAGAATTTTAATTGATAGAAATTATCAAATCATGGCTCTTAATGCCAGTGTCTGGGGAACTGAAGGTAGTGACTTTAAAGAAGATTCATATTTGAAAAACCTTAACGAGGAAAAATAAGACCTATCTTTATAGGTCTTTTTTTAATACTAAAATTTAAAAATTCTAATGAAAGGATGTGACAAAATGGCAGCTAGTAAGAAATATGCAAGCCGTGACTGCGGTGTATTTGAGTTAACTAACTTAGCTACAAGCAAAAAGGCTTTAAGAGTTGATTATGCAAATACAGTAACATTAAATATTACAGCAGATTCTGTAAAAGCTAAAAAGAGAGGTAGAGATGCCGTAACATTTGCTAACCCAATGGAAGGAACACTTGAAGCAGAAATTCAGGTATATCCATTTGAGTTATTCTCTATCTTTGGTAACGGTACAATTACAGAAGGTGGAGATCGTGCAGAAATGAAGACGATCACTGCTACAGAAGCAGGAAAACTTACATTACCAGACGATCCAAAAGCAGGAGCTTTATTCGTTTACGAAAAAGGTGATGTTGGTGGAACACAGATCGAAGGAAGTGCAGCAGCAAAAGTATTCACAGCTACAACAGATAGCGATATCGTTGTTGGTAAGAAATACGATGTATCTTATATCGTAAATGACTCTACACTTCAGTTAGTTAAGATTAACGATAATCAGGAATTAGCTGATTTCAGAGTTGACGCAGAAATCAACCAGAAATCTGAGCAAGGAGTTGTAACACCATTACATATCACTTGCTACAAAGCTACTCCTCAGAGAAATATCGAATTAGCTTTCGCAGCAGAGGGAGATCCTATTACACTGAAGATCACATTTGACCTGATGACAGATGCAGATGATGAATTTGTAGATATTTATCAGATCAAGTCTTTAGCTTAATTTAAGGATATTATTTATCACTACTGGTTAGTTTATACTAATCAGTAGTGTATTAACTTGGAATATTGAACATGAAAAAATATTGCAGTAATCATATTATAGTTTTACATTTTAGTTAGAAGATAGGGAAGAGAACAAAACTTTAATATGGTTCACAAATTGGATTATATGATTTTTTTTGTTTTCTTCCCTATTTTTTACGATTTTAAAAGAAAGGGTGTATTTATTGAATTCAGAAATTATAACGCCTGAGCAGTTGCAGGAAGCCTATAAAGATACAAAACTCATTCCTGTTACAAGTTTAGCACAGGTTAAGTTCTATGTGGAACATGGCGTACAACCACTTCTGGTCTATCCATCTGAACGTGCAGATATTATGGCGTTCTGGTATCCCAAAAAAGATACATACAGGCTATATGTTGATTATAGAAAATATATTAACGATAAATATCAGGTAGGTGAATAGGTTGGCAAAGAATGTTGGTAAGAGATTTGAAGAAAATTGGAAAGCCAGTATTCCTTCAGACATATTCTACTATCGTTTAAAAGATCAAGCACAATCTTTTGGTGGTTGTAGTAATTTAAGATTTTCAAGTAAGAATCCTTGTGATTGTTTCTTATTTTCCTCTCCTTATATGTACGCATTGGAATTGAAAAGTGTTGGCACTTCTTCTATTTCTTTTGAACGTACCAAAGAAGAGAAAGGTGTAATCCATTATCATCAGATTAAAGGTTTAAGAGAATTTGTTGGTTACAGAAATATGGTCGCAGGGTTTTTATTTAATTTTAGAAAGAAAGATAACACAGAAACTACATATTTTCAGCATATCAATGATTTTGACAGAATGATTGCTTCTATAGATAAAAAATCATTCAATGAAAATGATTTGGAAAAATTTAATCCAATCATTGTTAATAGTCGAAAGCTAAAAGTCAATTACAGATATCACGTATCTGAATTGCTTGAGAAGTTAAATAGAGAAATGGAGAGATAATTTTATGGGTAAAATTGCTTTTGAAACAATACATTATGAAGATGGGTATTTAAATAGATTTGAGGCAAATGATTTCGTTGAAGCCGTTGTAGCCTCTGCTTTTCCTGTAACTCAGGACGAAAACGGAATATCTAGTATGGACTATGATCCGCTAAGCAAACTTATGGGAATCAAGATGAATATTATCAAATTTTATGGAAACGTGGATTTAGAAAGCATTGGTATTGATGAATTATATACACTTGCTTCAGATATTGATGTTGACGAATTTGTTGATGAAAATGATATTAACAAAGTACAGTTTAAAGATATGTTAACTGCAATTGATGAAAAATGTGACTACATCAAACAGCAGTTAATTGCAAGTGCAATTGATATTAAACTTGACAGCAAAGATGTGAATTTCAAGGTCGAAGGTGTTGACGATTTAGTAGAATCTGTCGTGGCTTTAGCACCTGCTCTTGAATATATTAATGAAGTGTTTGCCAAAGCTGATCCAGAAGTAACTCAGAAGATGATGCAGTATTTTGCAGAACATGGTTTTGACTTTACTGCCGAAGACATTACAAAAGCTGTTGTTGAATCTGATGATTTTCAGAAAAATAGAATTGATGCACTTGAAGCAATTAAACAGGGTGCTGCTGATGCAGTCAATAATAATGTAGTTTCTATTGATAGAAAGTAAGGTGATCTCATGGGGAACATGAGTGCAATGGCTGGATTATGGAGACAAATTCAGAATGAAATGCGTGATGCCGTAAGTGAAGCTGAGAGCAAAACATTCTTAACCGCCAACCAAGAACTTACTGCTTCTTATGCAGGTGGGGAGCCAATACCGCCAGAGCAAGGTGGATATAAGAGAACATATCAGATGAAAAACTCTGCAAGAACAACTGGCGTTGTTGGTGGCGGAGATTCTGTTAGTGCCACTGTGTATCTTGATCAAGGATACAATTATAATACTGGAACTTATTCTACTCCACACGTCTTCTCGGAAGCGGAATCTGGTGGATCTGGTATTGTATTAACTTCTGGATTCTGGCAACGTACAGAGCAAAAAGCTCAACAATATGCTGAACAGGCATTTGCAAAAAGATTTAAATAAATTTATCAGATCAATATGATCTGTATTGTAACAATCAAATTTTACTTTTATTTACTAGACGAGGTGTTAAATGGTAACTACTTCACATATTGGTGATCGACCAAATTTAATTAAAGTACAATTAGAAGGTTTGTCAACTGATAAAAAACCAATTAAGGAAACATCAGATGGCTTATCTATAAAAAATGGAAGCACGTTCACATGTATTGATACATTGGATGTGTTTTTTTTATGATGAAGAAAATCACAAATGGGTAGGAGGTGAATTATGATAGATACAACTACTATTGCTGTGATTAGAAAAATGATTTCTAAATATGGTGGTGCATCTAGTTCAGATGTAAATGCCATCATTAAAAAATACTTACAGGATAATCCAGTTACAGCATCATCTATTGGTGCAGAAACTACAAGTGATGCAATGACTAAATATAATTCATTAAAGGAATCTTTAGTTAAGCAAAATACATCTGTAAATCAAATTGAAAAATCACTTTTTAAAGAGTCTGATTATGAAGAAATTGAACCTATTGAAACATTGAATGGCAAGGCATATGAAAGTGATGGAAAGTTGCACGATGGTACAGGATATTATTCTGCTAAATACAGCACACAAGACGTTAAAAAAATAAAAATTAGAAATTGGGCTGGTGGAAATATTCCGTTATTGGTTTTTTTCTTGAATGACACATATTTATCTTGCTATGAACCAGAAACTGGTTGGACTGGTAGTTATTTAGAAATTGATATTCCAAGCAATGCTAATGTCTTATACGCACAAGGAACAGACAACGGTATATACACAGAGGTCACATTTAAAACAATTGATACGTCTTATAATATAAGAGAACAAATTGAAAAAATAAAAGAATCTTTAGATAAAGATGATACTGTTACTTATGAAACAGAAATGCTACATAGCAGATTAACAAGATTGGAAAAAGAAAATGACTTTACATACAAAGAATTTGATAAGTCTTATGTAGTATTAACAATTGATGATGGTAATAAATATTGGGGAAAAGTTTATGACATGTGCCATTCTTTGGGCGTGCCACTATGTGTTGCAACAATTCCAGAAAATTTAAATCTTTCTTTTGATGATAATAGAACAATTAAAGATATTTGTAATCTTGTTGTTGCGGATGGTGGAGAAGTATTGTCACATTCTTACGAAATATTAACAAAAGATAGTATAGAGGAAGATTATATCAAAGTATTTAAAACAAATAAGAAAACATTAGTTGAAAATGGATTTAATGTTAGAGGTATTATATTAGGCGGTGGTGCTGATTATATAACAAACACAGAAAAGCAAGATAATTATTCGAGAAAATATTTTGATTATTCTGATCTGCACGGACTAGATACAAGTGTGCAATACCATAAACCGAGATTATGGTATCACGATTACTCAACAATCGAAAATGTTAAAAACTGGGTTGATACTACCATTGGTAAAAAAGAATTTACTGTTTTAGCAATGCATGGTAGTGATGATACAAAAGATTTGGAACAAGTTGATAATTTAAAACAAATCTTAGAATATATTATTTCTAAAGGATCAGATAAGATTGAAATTACAACATGGGCAAAAGTATATGATAAATTTAAATCTACAAAATTAGAAGAAAGAATAAAAGTATTGGAAACTAGTTAACTAAAGTAGAAGAAAGGAGAAGAACATGAATGAGGATATGAAGATTGGAGCTATTTTAGCTCTACAAGGAGTAAAAGAAGAATTAATGACAGTAAGAGCAGAATTGAGAAGAAAAGGATTTGAACATAGAAAAGGATTTACAACAATTGAAGCATATATAGATGATCAGATGAAAGAATTAAAACAATGTTTTAACTAAGGCAGGCTTTAGATTTGTTGAGTTGTTGATTGATCAAATCAGAATTGAATTATTTGATCGAAACTTAAAATTTATACCAATATGGTATCGAGATAAAATTGATGCCTCAAACGGTAAGTTAAGACGAATTGGAATACAAAACGTCAAACAGCAAATTTATGACTATATTGCTGTTGAAGGATTAAGCGACATATTAAGACGCATTGGAGAATATCAATACGCTTCTATCAAAGGACGTGGACAATTAGCTGGAGCCAAAAGGATTAGTAGATGGATGAGAAATAAAAATCTAAGATGTATTGGTAAAGCGGATATAAAGAAATGCTTCCCTAGTATTAATCATGGATTATTAATGAATTTTCTTAACAAACGTATTAAAAATGATGATTTGTTATGGTTAATACAAACTTTGATTGATACATTTGAACAAGGGTTGTCTATTGGATCTTATTTGTCGCAATATTTATGCAATCTGTATATGTCACAATTGTATCATGAAATATCAGAAAACATGTATCGTATTCGCAAGAAAAGAGACGGTACTATGCAAAGAGTTAACCTCACGTCACATGTATTAATTTATATGGATGATATTTTTATTATTGGTACAAATACACAAGATTTGCATAGAGCAATGAAATTAATCATTAAATATTGCAAAAATAAATTAGGTTTAACTATTAAAAAATCGTGGGTTATTGCAACATGTAAATTTGGAAATAAAGCTCATGATAATGATTTTGTTGATATGATTGGATTTCGCATTTATAGGTGGCATATGACAATCCGCAAATATGTATTTAAGCGGATTCGAAGATGTTGTTTGCGTTTATTGCGTCGATGGAAATCTCATAAAATGATTCCTATTGAGCAAGCAAGAAAATGCTTGTCATACTGGGGTATTTTAAAACACACTAACAGTTTTGGAATTATTCGTAAATATAAGGTAACCAAAATAATGGGATTTTGTAAAAAGGTGGTGAAAATTTATGATAAAAGCCAGATTTTCCGAACGGCAGCCATCTGTTAAATTCTCTAAAATTGCAGACAAATACTATATTTTTATTTGTTTAAACGAAGAAAAGAAAACAGATCAGAGTTATGAACAAGGAGAGCCTGAAGAATATTTTGAATATGATTATACAGAGATCGTAGAATCTGAGACAAACATTAACATTGAAGATGTGAAATCGAATCCATCAAAGTATTTAAATTATCTGAATCCTGATGCTTTAGAAAATATAAAATCTTTAAAGCTAAAAGAGATTTCCGATAAATGTGAAGAGACGATTTATGCTGGTGTAAATGTTGAAATGACTGATGGTGTTCATCATTTCAGCTTAACCGAAAAAGACCAACTTAATATGTTTGGATTACAGGCAAAAATTTCAGCAGGGCAAACTGCTTTAGAATATCATGCTGATGGACAACCATGTAAATACTATTCTGTAGAAGATATTCAGAAATTAATTACTGCTGCCATGACACTTGTTTCATATAATACTACATATTGTAATTCTTTAAACATGTGGATTAAAGCAGAAACAGACTCTGCCGTCATTGAAAACATTTACTATGGAATTGATATTCCTGAAAAATATCAAAGCGATGTTTTGAAAAATATACATCATCTAAGAGCAGGTAATATATCTTTTATTCTTTTCACATCAAATCTGATGTAAATTTCACAAAAATAAAACCAAGATTTTATATGCTTATCAACCACAATATATATGATTCATTTTTACGAATACCACTATATATTGTGGTTGTATTTATTTTACACATAGGAGGTTTTACCGTTGGCTAGATTTACGGTATATAACAAGATTACATCTCCAGAAAAACTAGCATTGGTCAATAAAGATAACAAAGATTTAGGCAATGAGTGGTTAGATTACCTTGCTTCTGTTGATCGTGCGCAGAGTACGATCAAAGGTTATCGCAATGACTTAGATATTTTCTGGTGTTGGAATCTGGAACATAATAAAAATAAGGACTTTGCTAAATTAACCAAACGTGACATTGCTAAATTTCAAAATCATGCAATTAACGTATGGGGGTGGAGTCCTAAACGAACAAGACGTGTTAAATCATGTCTTTCTTCTTTATCTGATTATATCGAAAATATGTTAGATGAGGAAGAAGAATTTGAAGGATTCAGAAAAATTGTAAATAAGATTGAGAATCCTGCAAATGAGGCAGTGCGTGAGAAAACGATTCTGCCAGATGAAAAAGTTGATGACTTATTAAAAACTCTTGTCGAACAAGAGAAATATGAAAAAGCGTGTGCTATCGCTATTGCTGCTTATTCTGGAATGAGAAAATCCGAAATTATCCAGATGAAGATGTCTTATTTTACTGAAGATGCTCTTGAATTTGATGGTGCTTTATATAAAACGCCAAAGATTCGTACCAAGGGTCGTGGTAAACTAGGTAAGCAATTAAACAAATTTATCCTTGTTGATGTCAAAAAATATATTGATCTATGGGATAAACAACGTAAAGAACTTGGCGTTGATATTGACGATATCTTTGTAACGAAAGATAAAAATGGTTGGCATCGTAGATCCAATCTTGATAAATGGACAGCTGAATTCTCAGAGATGTTAGACGTAGACTTCTACTACCATTGTATGAGACATTATACTTGCACTGCTTTCGCAAAGAAGAATATTCCGATTGATGTTATCAAAGAATTCTTTGGATGGTCTTCTACGGAATTGGTTGGTATTTACAACGATTCATCCGCAGAAGATGACTTCGGAAAATACTTTACAAAAGACGGTATTAAAGAAGGAAAACAAGGTTCTTTGTCTGATTTGTAATATTGGAAAAAGATACCTGTATACATACAATATATTACTATGATATACTCAAACTCGCAATGATCAATTACACAACAAAATCTATGACGTAACACCACTTATATAGTAGGAGATGATGTTATGATGATAGAGAATAGAAAAAATTACTATACACTTATTTGTGCTGAATGGAGTATGTATGGCGGAGGAATAGTTATACATACAGAGGTAAATGTTGGTTCAGTTATCGAAGCACATGAATATGTTTTATCACATCTTTATGACTTCCCTACTGGTACATGGGTACTTAAACCATGTTTGACAGCAATTAGTTAAACAACAAGTAACAAGTAATTGATCATTGCTCTCACGGGCGGTTGGTATAATGGAATTATACTGGTCTCCAAAACCAGAGATCGGGGTTCGATTCCCTGACCGTCTGTTAATTATATACTGGAACTGAAAGAGTCTATTTTTGTATAGGCTCTTTTTTATTATGCACAAAATCATGAAAGAGGTGAGTGAATGGATTTTCAAGCCGTCATTAAAGCAATATTGAATAAGGGCGATGTTGAGTCTCAATTGAATAATCTTGTACAAGATAGGGATGTGCATATTAACCCTATTGTTGGTACGAACGGATCAACAAATACAACACTTAATAATCAAATTAAAAGACAGGCAAACGCTCAGGCAAAATCATATGTACAATATAGAAAATCTGCAATTCAAAAACAGATGAAACATGCTTCTGGGACATTTTATACTAGCGGAGAAACATCTGTTGATAAAGGTCTTATCAGTCGTCAGAAGAAACAAGCCGAGGAAATGGCATCTGTAATTACTGACATTGCAAAAAATGAAGGTATTTCAGATAAAGACGCTAAAAAATATGCAAAAAATGTTTCAAAAATACAAGAAAAAGCGCAGGATCAAGCACTCAAGGAACAAGAGAAAAACAACGCTAAATTTCAAGCAAAGCAAAAAGCTTTAAACGAAAAAGCTGCCAAAATTGAATCCGACATTCAAGCCAAGAAATTTGCATCAAAATCAAGCAAATATCAAAAACAATTTTCTGGGTATGTTGACAATAACAGCAAAGAATACAATGAGTTTGGAATGAACGTCATTGATTACGATAAACAGCGAAAAGAACTAAACAGAATGTATGGCAACTTTCAGAAGAATCGAAGCGCTGAGAATCGTGATCTGTTAATTGAGGCACACGCCAAACTTGAACAATATGATAAAAACACCGCAAGTAGTTTATCTTTATTAAATGCTTCTCCTAATAAAGTTCTTCAGAGCGATGTTCAAAAACAAGTTGAAAAACAACACAAAGAACAAGAAAAACAATATAGTAACTGGTTTAATCAAGCACTCAAGGAACAAGAGAAAAAAGACTCTTACGTAGAAAATGTTTCTAGGAATCTTGGAAATAAATCGTATGATGCTAATTTAGCCGCACAGCAGAATAAATTAAATAGCTATTACGCAGGTACTCAAGAATATAAAAATGCAAGTAAATCTTTTAAGGAATATGAAAAGAATGTACAAGATTTACAAAAGTTACATACTCAGTATCAGGCAAAACCAACTACTGCAAATCAAGATGCAATCATTCAGCAGAATGAGAAAGTAATTCAATCATATGAAAAACTAAATAATGAGATGAAGATTCTCAATTCAACTCAAACAAAAGCACTTAATCCTGGTGAAGGTAGTATCCAAGCAAATAAGATCAGAACTTATTTAGAGAACAATACAAAAGCTGCAAAGGATTACGGCGATGTCTTAGAAGATATTGCAAAGAAGTCTGAGTCTGCAACAACCAAAGGTGAATTACAAGGAGCAAATCAAGACTTTAAGAAAATACAGTCTGAAATTTCTGCAAGGGGATTGACTGGAAATTCAATGTTTTCAGAAGTTAAGCGTGGATTTAGTCAGATTTCTCAGTTCGTAGGAACATATGGCATCTTGCAATCTGGTATGAACAAAGCACAAGAAATGGTGCAAAATACATATGATGTAGATAGTGCAATGACTCAGCTTCAGATGGCTACTGGTGTATCCAATGATAAAGCCAAAGATTTGATGAAAACATATTCAAATATGGGGCATCAATTAAAGGCTACTGGTACAGATGTTGCTGCTTCTTCTACTGAGTGGATGAAACAGGGGCAAAGTGTTGAAAAGTCTAATAAGCTTGCCGAAAGTTCTATTAAACTGAGCAAGGTTGGCGGACTATCATCTGAAGATGCTACAAAGTATTTAACTTCTGCGAGAAAAGGTTATGGTGTTACAAGTGCCGAAGATACCTTGAAAATCGTAGATAAATTAAGTTCTGTAGATATGGCTTCTGCTACTGATGTTGGTGGTTTGGCAGAAGGTATGTCAGAAGTTGCAAATACAGCAAAAATTGCTGGAATCTCAATGGATAAATTGCTTGGGTATTTAGCCACAATCGGTGAAGTAACTCAGGAAGGTATGGGTTCCGTTGGTACTGGATTAAATGCCGTTTTTGCACGTATGGGTAATATTAAATTATCAAGATTAAAAGATTACCAGAATAACGGAGAGGATCTTAGTAACGTGGAAACTGTTTTGCGTGGAGAAGGTATTAATCTGCGAGACAAAACAGATCAGTTCCGTAATTTTGGTGATGTTCTTGATGAAGTTGCTGGCAATTGGAATAATTATAGTGACGTGTCTCAACGTGCAATCGCACAGTCTTTCGCTGGCACACATCATATGAATGAATTCATTACACTTATGACCAATTACGGTAAAGCTCAAGAATACGAGAAAGTATCCGAAAATTCTGCTGGATCTACAGACAAAAAGTACAAAGTTTATGAGAATAGTTTGGAAGGACGAACAGAAGATCTTAAAAACTCATTCCAATCTATCTCAACAACATTTGCTGATAAAAACCTTCTTGGTGGAGGAATTACTTTACTATCAAATGTTCTTAATGTAGTTAATAAATTAGTAAGTAGTTTTGGATTATTGCAAACTGCTGCCGCTGGCTTTGCCGGCATTAAACTTTTTAAAAACCTAGGTTGACCCTATCTCAAAATCATTAGGGTGACAGTGAGCCTACTATATATAAGGAAGAAACAGAAATGGTGTTTCGAACAAATATATAGGATACGGGGTTTTAAAATACACGTATCAGGAGTAATTGCTGGAACGAAAAAGAATATCGAAACTGAAACGGAATTGGCAACAATAGACGGAATAGTTGAAGAATTTGATATTCATATCGTATTATACGATTGTATCTAATCAGCCGCACACATTCTTGCCGTATAGGAAAAATATCGGTAAACTGCCATATAAGAAACGTGCTTCGGGATAAGGCACAGCAGCTAAGATGTTTTAATAAGAATGGATGTTCAGAGACTACCGATCCTGACAGATAATGACGACCTTATGATCATTGTCTGGTAATGTATAGCCCAAAAGTGTAAATTAATGTCGATGTTTTACCTGCTATCATCGTTTGCGTACAGAGATATTTCATCTCTAAGCAGGGAATTCAAATTCAAATTTTATGTAAAAAACGACCATCAAAAAGTCCTTATTTTATAAGGATTTTAGACGATTGGCATTTTGGCAAGTTGTATTTTATTTTATACAAGGTTGCTAAAATCAAGTTTATTTCTATACTAACCAATGTAAGGAACTTATTTTGGTAATGAGAACGACTCATGACCGTTCTTTATTATATCGAGCAGTGGACAGGCAGAGTAATTAACTGCCGAGCGGAACTTCATTTTCTCCTCAACTTTCATACGCATCCACTGCTCTACTCTATTTAAACTGTTAATGTGAGAAAGTTGAGAGAACTGGAGAAAAAATATTATGATCAACACTAAAGATAATTTAGAAATTATGGAATTCGTAAACGATAACAATGGAATGTCTGTCAGAACAATTTTAAACCCAGACGGTAGTGTATCAATGAATGCTGAAGATACAGCTGTTGGATTTGGATGGACTAGAATAAAATATGGAAAAGAGTATGTAAAATGGGATAGATTAAATTCTTACATTAAGGATATTGGATTTTCCCCACTTGTGGGGAAAGATGATTTTATCCCAGAAACACTATTTTATCTTTTGGGAATGAAAGCATCTAATGATAAAGCAAAAGAATTTCAAATGTGGCTTGCCAAAGATGTTATTCCATCCATCAGAAAACATGGGGCCTTCATTGCTGATTCTCCAAATGTAGATATCGATTATGTAAAGAATGAGATTAAATTTAGTACAAAATGTACCATTAAGACTTTTAGAAACGCAGATGTTTCGGAAATCAAATCATTGTATTCTGAATTCAAAAGTTATGTTGATGAGGAATTCAAATATGAATCTGCCAAAAGAATATCTCGTTATAAGTCAGTCGAGAAAGGATTACAACAGTTACATGATCGTTTAGCATCCGAAGATATTTCTAATGTTGGAGATTGTTATAATATTAGAAAATTAAAAGAACAGGTTATTCTAGATCGTACTACTCTTGAAAAAAGAGTGAGTGGTGGACAGAAAGCATATATGACAAAACGAATTGACGATCTTGAAAAGCAAATTGGTTGAATATCGAATGCATTTTTGATATGATAAATATACATAAATTGAATATATAATCAAGAAGTTATTTGAGGTGGTAAAATTCGTTGCAACCATGCACCCTATGGGTTAAAAGAGATGTAGGAGAGGCGACGCCTACCAAATAACTTCTTTTTTATTGCAGAAAAATAACCGCCTGACCTGGTAAGTAAGCGGTTATTATTAAACGTATAAATTATCAGGCGAACCGTTATCAGTAACACCTTTTTCTATTATCAGAATATCATTGGAATCTTGAAATGTCAATAATAAAAAACAGTCTATCAGAAACCACTTACGGCAACTAATAGACTGCAAATCCTTTGGAAACGCAATGACGAACTTGGAAGATAACTCGTTGCATTTCTTGTAAACTTAACCGTATAACTTGACGATAAATAAGTTATATGGGATATTTTTATATTAATACAGAGATATTATTTTGTCAATAATTTGTTGTAATAAGCTGATTTGTTGCATAAATGAATAATGTAATATCAAGTATATACGAACTGCGTAATGAATTTAAGCAATAAAACAAACATCATCTCTCTTACAATTATATATTATGCCAAACAATAAGAAAGGATTGATCATTACATGAAAATAAAAACATATTTGACTTCCTTACAAAAATTTGTTCCATTCTATAAACGAAAGTGGTATAATATACAGTTGCAAAGGAAGGAGGACAAAACAATGGGTTACAATGTATTAGATGTTTGTCGTCATGTTATTAATTACAGCGAAGAAAAAGATTATGGAATTTCTAATCTCAAACTTCAGAAAATACTCTATTTCATACAGGCATATTTTTTGTTAGAGAAAAAAGATCATACCCCTTGTTTTAACGAAAGAATTGAAGCATGGGATTTCGGTCCCGTTGTACCAGAAGCATATCAGGAATACAAACAATTTGGTAGTTGTGATATACCGACTATTGATTCATATATGGTAATTGATAAAGATGATATTTGGAATTCTTATAGAGTTCAATATCACGACGACATTATAAAAGACAACGACAAAGAACTTATTGACAAGGTTATTGATAAATTTGCTGATTATTCAGCTACAGATCTTGTTACTTTAACACATCGTCAAGCACCATGGAAGGATGCTTATGAACCACACGCTAATAATGAAATTACACTTGGCGCAATAAGGGGTTATTTTGATGCAGAATAATAACTTAGATGCTTTATTCCGAACAGATGAAGATTCGAAAATGTCTTTAGACGAATTAAAAAAATTTCAAAATACAAAACGCAGGATTAAAGGAATTTGCAAAGCACTTATAATTCGAACAAATAAATATAAACCGCAAAGAACAGTAGAAAGCATTGATAAATATATTTCATCCACAAATAAGTTAGATAGAATATTATATTCTGAAATTAGCAGTTTTATATTTTCGAAAGAACCCTATGTAAGAGGGGTATTTGTCACAAATTTGGAGAAATTATTATTATTTTCTTTAGATACAGATAACAATGTTACTATTGATGTGCAAAGAATAATTGTTAAAATATATGACCATGTTCAACTTGCATTATATCAGATTGAAAACACAAACAATATTTTTGCAGATAGTATTGAAGAGGCTAAAGAAAATTTACATAAACAGATCAAAGGAGTTGAAAAAGAATATATCACCATTCTTGGTATTTTCGCATCAATCGTACTTGCATTTGTAGGCGGAATTACATTTTCTACTTCTGTTCTTCAGAATATTTCAGCAGTCAGTATATTTAGATTGCTTCTTACCGTTGATTTTTTGGCATTTGTTTTGATAAACACCATATATGTATTGGTTAAATGTATTTTTGCAATCAATGATAAAAGCACAGATATGTTTAATATTAAAATAGTCAATATTACATGTTTGGTGATCGCATGTGTTATTATTGGTGCATGGTTGTTAAATATGGACAAACTTCAAAGTTTTATATCTAATCATCTATTTTGGAGTAAACAACAACCAAGATATATATCTTCATTTTGGAGAATATAATTACATATAAGTAGAAAGAGAGTGTTGTTTACACTCTCTTTTATTATGTACAAAATTATTTAGGTGTCGCTCCACTTGCTAGTGCTTCTATTGCTATTTTACTCGCAACATTGGCAATAATCGAAAATGATGTACTTGTAAGATGCTCTCCAACAAATTTCTTGGCTTTCTTCCAGACTGTATCATCTTTAATATTATCTAAAAATTCGTGACCTTTAAACGATAGGGAATCAACTTCAAATCGTATGAAATTTAATGTTTCTGGCGTCATTCTAGCAATGATCATATCTTCAAAATATAATTGAGCAACTACATATCTAATTTCATCTTCTGTATATCGTGACGATAATTTTTCATCGTGTGTAATTTCATAGAAAACACGAGAATGAATAGATCGATCACCACGACTATTATCCTCGTAAATACAATTATCTTCGATGTAAACCATTACATCTCTTATACAATCATGATTTAATTTCATAAATTTATACTCCTTTCAGAAAGTAGGTGATTAAATGAAAACTATAACAATTCGTCAAAAGACTAAAGCCGAAGGATTTGATACACAATGCAGTGCAATGCATGAACTTCCTTATATTATTGAAGTCGACGGCAAACCTTTAGAAAATGTTCGTAGATTTGAACTTATTCTCGACAACGATTCAGCCGATGGATTTATTGATCTTGACAGAATTGCCGAATACACTGTAACTCATTATGGCATGACATTCGATGATCTAGCAGATGGAGCTGAAGATCCTGGTCGAAAAAATAAATCATCTGGAAATTAGAGAGGACATTCGATCCTCTCTTCTACCCTACCACTTATATCCACAATTATTGCATCTGTACATGTTTTATCAATACACTAAGGATTACATACAGAACAAGGACTTAATCCTCTCTGCTCTGCTTCTGACTTAGATATTGTAATATCACTTTTCTTTAAATATTTACATCCTGCTGCATGATACTTACTTCCGTAATCAGTAATATGTACAATCACATCGGCAGACGTTGATGAGTCGTCGTCTGATGAATCAGATGAAGTATTGGATGATGAATTTGAAGATTTTGTCTTGGCTGATACAGCTTTAGGTTTGGCGGTTTTCTTCTTATACTTCTCTTTGAGGGAGTCGTATTTGTCTTGAAGATCGTCATAGTCTTCTTGAAGAGAATCATACTCATCACTTTTGTCATTATACAGTGACACATTCGCATCATTTTCAGATGATAAATCTTTATACTTTGTTTTCAAATCTTGGTATTTAGTATACAACTCGTTATATTGTGTTGTTAATCTGTCTTTACTATTTGATAGTCCAACATTTCCACACAAACTAGCTGCAAAGCAAATCGCCAAGATCCATATCAATACTTTGTTACTTCCATTGTTTTTCATATTTATACTCCTTTTTCTATAATATTAACATTATAAACTATATCGCATAAAATGACAATCATACTCATGGAATATTCTTCCATTTCG